CATCCAAATGAAATTCCGTTTGCCCCAGTGTCTGTTCTACAGGAACCGCAAAATGCTGCTGTACCTGATACGTCAGTTCTGCCGTTCGGAACGCAATTGCCTCCTGCTCCTCCAAAGAAATATACTCAATCATAACATACGCCGCCGTCGGCGAAAAGCGCAACGGCATCTGCATACCAGGAACCAAGCCGCCCGTTACGGGTGCTGTGCCCATAGCGGCATTCATTGTATAGACCGGACCCGTAGGACCTGCCGGCGGATTTTTCTGCCAAAACGGTGAACCTGTGAGTGGTAGCATAGGATTATAGGGTGGGGTATAGGCGGGCGTGTTTTGGAGTCCAATTGTGAGTGGATTCGCACGCGCTTCCGTATAAACCAACTGATTAATCGGACGAAAGGTCACGTGAATACGTACAATATCATTTGTGAGCGCCTGAATCGGCAAGGCGTGCGAATGAATGCCAGGTTTAGAAAACCAGAACGGAATTGGTATATACACCGTTGTTGGGGTTGGGGTGAGATAGGTTGTACTTTTATAACCGTACGCCGTACGTTTAATCATATAATTCTTCGTTAAGGCAGACTCGGTCGTTTCATTCAACTCGTCTAGAATTTCTAAAAGGCGTCCATCCAACGTTTCCACAATCTCACCGCCGATTTCCAATTCTATCTGCTGAATCAAAGCATGTCCCAATGAGTTCGTCCAACCGAAGAGCGGTCCCAAAAAGTTTCCTAGATTATTCGGATCAATTGCTTGGATACCAGTCGTACCATTGGCGACCTGGATTGCTAACAATTGTTGGGAGTAGATATCCGGCATCTCAACGACCACCATCACGCCGTTCATCAATTCGCCAATCATCGGCACGGTAACCGACACGCGTTGACCAAACTCGGGCGTGCCGTCAAACTCCACCTTATTCCATTGCGCTGCCCAGCGCGTCGTCTTATTCACAACATGTATAAACTGATGTATGTCTGGGTTGCCTTTTGTAGCCATCAGACGTGCATCAGCGAGTCCCGTAGAGACTAGGCTTAGGCTATTTGCGGGAGTGGCAGCCATCCTTGCTATGTACGGTTAATTTATGGGCGCTTAAGCCAGCGGTGGGTGGGTCGACTGCTCAAACACTAAAGTATCGCCTATACTCACAATATCTGGTATATATGTTGTATACGTGATTTTCGTCGGAATTTGGATATCTATCCACTTGAATATACGGGGATAGATTTGATATATCTCCTTATTACACTCATAGGTATACCAATCCTTTACATAAATTGGATTGAATGCTTTATTCGCGGAGATTGAATTATAATCACGCTTGGCGACTTGAACCAATGTTGTTTTTGTTAGAAGCGAATGATTTGTATTATGATAGGCATTTTCTAAGAGAAGTTTGCGTTCCCAGTGCTCAAGCGGACGGTACGAAAAAACATAAAATCCGTTACGCATTTATGTATAATTTTATGTTGTTCTTTAAGCAATCTCTCTCGTTACTAGCACGGTATTTGCGATGATAATCGCAATGGCACCTAGGAGTTGCGTTATATTTGGTTTCTGGCTTGTAAATATCCAATCAAATACATACGCCGATATAATACCAAAGAACGAAAGGGCACTAAAGATAATCGTGCTCACTTGGGGAATGAGGAAAAATCTTAGAGCATAGCCAGTAAATCCTATTAGGGAATTAAAACCGAGAATGCCGGCGAGGCTGGTGGGTGTAATTTTAAATGTATTTGTGGCGAGTGCGCCGATTGCTACGGCGGCTAGGCATCCTACTAACCATAGGACGCCGCTGCTACCGTACATTTGTATCATCTTCGTCCAGGGCTGTTTATCCTCATTGTGTTTGCGCATACGGAACCAAATATAAATACCGACTTCCGTGAGTGCGGCGACTAGAGCACTGATAACACCAACCAGGGTCCAATTTGTGGGGGTGGGCTGGGCGAGAGCGATAGCACCCGCAAGGGCTAATCCAATCCACGGTACCGAGGAGAGGGGAATAGTTTCTTTGAAGATCGCAGCGCTTCCTAAAATATTAAACACAGGATACGTGTAAAAGAGTGCCATCGCGTTGCCGCCCGTTAATTGCTCAAACGCTGTATAACTTGTAAATACGTGGACGAGATTGAGAACGCCGGCGCCTAGCGTTTCGGTAGACAAGAGCGAGGTGGCGGCAAGGGGATTCTTGGTTACTAAGGCGGCAACGGCGGCTAAGGCTGTAAATACTGCCATACGCAAGCCGGTCTGGAAAATAACGCTTACATCCACGAGTTTAATCAACATCGGGTATGCGGACAGAATCACTTCCGATAAAACCAGAAGTAATTCGTTAATCATTCCTTACTTTAAGGATACAAATCTTTGAGCGTACGGGCGGATGGGTCCGTTACCCCCTCAATCCATCTCGGTAGCCACATTCTGGGGATAAGAGTGGCGGCTTTGTCGCCATAATGGTTAACAAAGAGCTGTCGGTACCAACGGGCTTCGTCCGTTTGCGGGGGATTATGAGTATATGTCTCCTGCGATTGAGTGAGTGTTTTTGCGTACTCGCTCGTGCGGAGATACCACGAATCGGTTGCCGAGGAGACGCCGTCGCTAAACGCCTCCTTCTTACGCATAAGTACATCCAGCGGTAAATAGTTGTCGTGAACGAACGCCTCGCGTAAAATAAACTTCTCAATGCTCGCACCGCGTCCTTCCGCATTTATCTTTCTAGGTCTGCGTAGATAGCTATCAATAGCACGCCAAGTCGCTACGACATTCTTATCCAAGAACGGCGTACGTGCTTCTAAGCCGTGCGCCGCCATTGATCTATCCGATCGGAGAACATCGTAGAGATGAATCTCTTCGAGGAGTCTCTCAGATTCTGCCTCAAACTCCTCGTCACTTGGCGCCCTGTAAAAATATAAATAACCTCCACCAATTTCGTCAGAGCCATCTCCATTAAACACTACCTTAATATCCGTATTCTCTTTTATGTATTTACCAATGAGCCAATTGCCGACACTGGCTCGTACTGTTGTAATATCGTACGACTCAATATCATGAACAACTTGGGGAATCGCATTGAGAAAATCCTCAGGACTTACAACCACTTCATGGTGCTCTGACTTAATAAAGTCTGCCACCATTCGGGCGTACTTAAGATCCGTTGAACCAGGCATTCCAATGCTAAACGTATGAAGTTTCTTATTATGGAGTCGCAGTTCTCGTGAGGCGATAGCAGCAACTAAAGAACTATCTAAGCCGCCGCTCAACAGAGCACCAATTGGACGGTCGCTCAGCAGACGCTTCTTGACCGCCGCTAAGACGGCTTCCCTTAGTCCCGCCTTCGCAAACGACAGTCCATTCGGAAATCCAAATACCGCCTGCTTCACATGAGGTATCTCGTGGTACTTGTGCTCGCTCACTAAGTTGCCGGTAACGGTGTCGTAGAGTTTCCATGTACCTGGTAGAAACGGTTGAATCATGGTATAATCCGTTGGAAGCGCTTTGATTTCTGAAGCCCATATCGTTGACCCATCGGCGTACTGGGCTTCAAACAAGGGGCGTACGCCGTATGGGTCTCTGGCGATGAGCAATTGGTTGGTTTGGGTGTTTACATGCGCAAAGGCGAAGACGCCATCCAGGGTGCGGACCAACGGTGTTGGTGAAAGGTGGGTCGCTAAGTGAGGAATAATAGCACAGTCGCTCGTTCCCTCTGGAAGGTTTAGGTTCCAACGGGTAGCGAGTTCCTTATAATTGTAAATCTCGCCGTTACAAACAGTTGCTGTGTTCTCTTGGAGGAACGGCTGGTGACCGAGCGGCGTTAAGCCGTTAATCGCAAGGCGGGTGAATCCTAAGAAAACGCCGGATATATCATTGATGGCGGTATATTCGGGTCCACGTGGCTCAAGCTTCTTGATATAGTTCAATGCCTGCTCCGTCGTAAGCCCTTTTGCTTTGAGTGCCGCCCAGATGCCGCACATGACTCTAAGGTAGGCGGATTCGTTAGTTTTGCCGTTTAAACGAGGGAGCGGCGGCACATTGAAAAATTTTTATTTGGTTTTTATTTGGTTTTATTTGGTTTTTATTTGATTTTGGAGTCGTGTTGTTTAGACAACGCCCGTAACCGGCTGGGCTTCATACGTTGGTGGGTTGGACGCCGTCGTCGGAATCGGTTCCTGGGACTGGGGCTCGGCGGGAGCATCGGTGCCCACCTGTACCGGTGCCTCCAACGGAATCGCCGACTGATTCTGTGTGCGCACTTCCCAGTTAATGGCATAGAGTGCCTGGGCGGTATCACGGGAGTTCATGTACTGGAGGGCGGTCTGCCAGTCCACCGTCTTGCTCTGCGGCTTGAGCTCATTGAGGTAGAGATTGTGGAGTCCAAAGACGAAGGGGCGGTACTTGGGCGGAATCTGTCCCTTCTGAAGGCTGCGTGCCTTGAAGACATCCGTATAGAGATTGTACACCGTACGGCTAATCGTCTTCCAGCGGTCCACAATCGCATTGGACGCGATACGCTCCTCAGGATAGACTACAAGGTAGTCACGGAGCGTGTTCGCACGCCAAAGGCTCAGCCACAAGAAGTCCCTTCGTGCCGAGTTGCCACGCATCTTACGTACACGGTTGTACGCCTCGCCACGCACCTTCCAACGGAAGTTCAAGCCGTTCTTGATGACATAACCCTGGATGTTGTGCTTGAATTGGACGTTCTCCTTCTGGAGCATAGTGACGAGCTCGCCCCACGTTGCCACATTCACCGTCTGAACATCAAATTGCGTTGGCTGGTTGGTGACGGCAACGAGTGTTCCACTTAGATAGGTCTGCTTCTGGACGCAGGTAATCTTTGGCGTATGGACGGCGACAACCACACGATTCTCAGGATGCTGGAGCACCCAGGTGTACTGGACGGTTGGGTTGAGTGAGGCGAGGAAGTCCGACCACGGCATCGTAGCGGCGACCGCTTCTTCAAAGAGAAGACGGAAGCTCTTGGTCTGGCTATAGAAGCGGCAGTTCGCATTGAGCGTTGAGCGTGTATGGAAACGCCACTGGTTGCTATAATTATCGTAGAACCCGCAAATCATCACGCCGTCAATGAAGCGCTCAATTGTATAGCCATTAGGAGTGCTCACGCTGGGCATAGACTCGCCCGTCTCGCTCTTCTGTGGAGCGATGCTTACAGGCTCGTTCTTAAGTACGTCCCATACGACTGAGCGGAATGCGCCGACATGAGGGAGAGCAAAGTTGCTCTTGCCCTTGACGTAGCGAATGAGAGCGAAGGGCTGCTCAGGCGTAGAGTAGTCATCTACACGGAGATAACCGCCCTCTTCGCTGGACAGAAAGGAGGAAAGACCCGCCCAAGTGGGGTAAGTGTTTGAAAGGGAGGAGAAAACGGACATTGTTGGAAGGGACGATGTAGGAAGGGCGCTAATGATTTGGTTTGCCGGCAGGCGCCGTCAATTTTTTTGGCGGCGGGCGGTTGTAGTTAGTAGAAAAGAGACCCGCTCCTACATTAGAGGGATGGAAGACGAACTTGTACCCGAATTGGGTGATTGGGTCACCATCATTAGCGATGCCTATAAAACAACGAGTGGACGTATTATCTTCCGTGACGGTGCTCTTATTCGTATCCGTCCTACTCAATCAAGTAACACCGGTGTAGACTTTCCCCTAGATCCTGAAACAGGACTCTTTCAAGAGGCACTCGGTGTCCAAGAGATTCTTATTCACGAAAAACGTAAAAACCCGCATTTTGCGACCCAGTTATCGGTCGTAGAAGGAGAGGTCCTAGAATTCTTTAGCTTGGACGGTACACCCATTGGCGAAGGAGTCGTTGCTCGTATCGTCGTAACCGATGAAGAGGATGGTATTATACTCGCCGATGGAAAGGAACTCAATTTCCAGTTTATCGGCTCCGCTCCACCCATAGATATTATACGCCCTCGTGCTGCGCCCGAGAACGTGGCAGACGAAGAAAACAACAGCTCATCCAATGCCGAATCAGTAGAAGAAGAAGAAGAACCTGAAGTATTCCCGGAACTTGACTATACTACATTACCCGCAGCACTCGTGGAGGAGATTCCTAGTGAAGAACGAACCTTCAGCGATAGTGTTCAACGTGAAGATATGTTTGTATCGCTTCTTGTGGACATTCCGTTCAAAAAGCAGCGTGACCCCAAAGTAATGCAAAATCTTTATCGTATAACCGACTTGCTCTTAGCGTTAAAGAATTCCGTTGTCGTCCGTGACGAAGCCGGTGCTATTCGTCCTGGAAGCACCTCTTACGTCGTTGATACGTTACAAGATATCCTAGAACGTAATCGTAGCGGCGATTCTCTACGTGCCTTCTTACCCGTTATGGCAGTCAAGAAGGTCCTCTATACCGACGATAAAGAGCCGTTTGAAACGGATGATACAGAATCACGCTCCGATGTTGGTACACTCGCAACTGTTGCCGGCAGCGAGAATATCTTTTTAAAACAAGATCCTGAAACTGCCTTCGCAGGTTATATACACTCTGTACTTCAAACAATACAGGCGTATGTGCCGGCGACCGCTTCACGTAGCCGTATTCCCTACGATATGGATGTACTCCGCTCGCAGGTACCCCCCAAACCGGTTATTGGCTTTCTTGAAGTACCGCCTACAGTCAATAAGAAAAACGAGCCCCAAACTCTCTCATCCGAGGCTCTCAGCACAATCAATGACCGCTATGTACGTCTACTCTCTGCCTCCTACCTACGAAACTATAAGACCGGTACTATGACAGTCGTTGCGCCCGCCGATTCCGGCGATGTTCTACAACATATCATACTCTCGCGTGATATGCTACGCTTCCGCTCCCCCATTCGGTCCAGTATATTGCTATGGGATATTGCGGCGAGCGAGGCATCGCGCAGTTCCCGCTCGCTCTTCTATACAACCCTGATGAAGAATTGGGCGGCTCAGGAGTTCTACGACCCTGACAATGTACTATCACTGTCCGAATTTCTCGCCGACCGTCTGCCCGCGTCCACCTCCTTCAACGAGGAACACCTGACGACCGTTATGGATTCGCTAGGGCTTCGCAATCTAGAAATCTCGACCACCGCCTTTGAGCCGATAGCGGCGGTCGTTCAGGCTGGTATCGCAAAGTGGAATAATCAGTACGCTGCGCTCATAAAAGCGGCGGCAGTGGCGGCAGGTCTCAAATCTGTACCCGCTATCCCGTCACTCTTAAATACGGATTCAGCGTTGCTCACTGTCCTTAACTCCGAGCCAGTCAAGCCGGTTCTTGAATCTCTAACAGAGAACGAAACACTGCTCAAGACTTACGATTTCACCATTGTCAATGGATTCGGTTTGATAGCAAATAAGACGTTCGGTCCCTACTACTATGCACTTGCGGGGGGTGTAGATTCTGCGCTCACCACCGCCGTTGGAAATACCTACAAAGCCGAATCACAGCGTATTGAACGTAATACTAAGACGGCGCGTGACTCTGTAAATGCCTTCCAGGCGGCGCCTATCATCAACCCTTGTAAGCACGTCAAAGAGCTTGAACGTATTATGAACATCGGCAACGATGAAAATCGTATGCTACTCTTTGAGAAGTTCCTCAATCAATACCAGGCTGGTCAGCGTGGAAACTTTATCATGTGCGGTGCCTGCGGCAAAGACCTCATCTGTAAGCACGAGGTGTTACTGTTAAATGAATTCCTACATCCTGGTCGCTCTCAGGCGCTCCATAAGGCTCTTTTGTTAGAATATGCCGGTCCTGTATTTGAAGGCGCCTATATCTGTAAGAGTTGCGGTCAGAAGATTCAGGATCTAGAGTACGATACGCATTTGGAGTTCGACGACGAGGGTCGTCCACTGGTCGGTCGTAATGTACTTGCCGCCGAAGAGGACGACGAGACCGCACCTGGAATTGCGTTCGGCAAAGAAACTAAGGCGGACAATCCCTTCGGTACAGAGGCAGATATGAAACTCTACTCTATCGCTCGTACAATCTTTGAACGCTGCGGCTACGCTGCGCCGCTGGACACCTACAAGCGAGTCATCAATGCGACGCAGGATTATCTCAAACTTCGTGTACCTGACCGTATCGCCTACGAAAAGGTAACTGGTGCGGCGGCGAAGGGAAAGAAACCGGTGGCGGTGGCGTCCTACGATACATTCTTTGCCAACAATCAAATTGGTATTATTGGTGCCTTTGTTGTCCTGGAAATTCAAACATCCGAAATCAATGTGCCGTTTCCTGCCGCCGGCTGCGAGTATTCTCGTGCCGGTTTTCCCCTTGATGGCGACGACCCCGCCGTTGCGGGTCGTGGGGCGCTCGCCTATGTCAGTTGCGGCATTGCTAACATATTCCGTAATGACGCTCCTTGGAATCTCACCTCGTGGTCGCCTGAAACGCAGATGCCAAAACGTTTGAATGCCGCCGAAAACGCTGTCCGCCTCTCCCTCTTCTCTATCCTCTGTATCTCCAGCGGTAAAAGTACACCTGCCCCTCTAACAAATGTCACAGATACGTATAAGACTCTACTTGAGAACGCGCGAAAGAAGGAGACTGCCGAAGTGGTCAAAGCGTCCGAAATGGACCGGCTGCCGCCCGCTTTCCGCCCCATGGCGGTACCGGCGGATCGGTCCCTGATGACGGAAGAAAGCATTCAAAACGTCAAGAAGTTCCAGGCGGACGTGGCGACGATGCCCGTAGCAACGATTGGACCCTTCGTACGTGCTCGTGGACAGCAACTCAACGCTCAACTGGTCGGTCAGTTTTATAAAGAGAGTATTGCTTCGGCGGTAATCATAGAGAACTCGCCCCGCTCCGACTCGGTCTGTTGCTTCGGTCGCCTTGGCGATGTCGCGCGGGTTGGTGTCGGCGTCCGCTCTCTCGGCTTGGAGAATCTCTCGGCGGAGCTGGAAATCCAGACGGCGGCGGCGGTGACCGTTGCGCGGCGTGATTCGGCGGCTCCCAACTGCGGCTCGCACATCTACGTTCCTTGGTCGGCGGCGACACGTATTATAGATTTAGCGGAACTGGATAGCAGCGGCTACTATAAACTCTTCTTACAATACTGCTACCGTGGTGTACGTGATGGCGGTATTCACGAGTTTAATGTAAGCGGAGTCTGTCGCTGGTGTCGCTACGCAATGCCTGCCGAGTTAATGGATCTCACAATCGGCGATATCACCGAAATGGGCGGACGGCGTCAGCGTATGATAGATGCGCTCAATGCTCGCCGTGAAGAGATTGCGAAAGACGGGCTCCGCCGCCAAAACATCTCCTTTGACGAGGCAGGCTTCCGCCGATTAGAGAACGCAATGAAGAATTTCAAGGCGATTGCGCCGCCCGCACCCCCTGCGACCGCCGACTTCATCAACGTATTGACAACACTCGGTCGTACTCTCGGTATGTTACTTCCATCGGCGGCTGGAGGTTGGGGCGAATTTGTAACGGCGATGAAGGCGATTCGTGACGAAACGCCCGCCGACGACGTTGAGCGCAGCGGCAAACTCTACCAGTTCTCCCTCTCCTACGATGCGTCGCTCCAATCCCTGCTTCTACAAATGACCAAGGGGCTCGGCGCCGATGGGTGTGACCGACTCCTCAAGCGGGTGGGCAAACAGTTTGGAATTGAGTCGGTACAGCGTGGTCCAGAGGCGAAAATAGGCGCCGCCGTTGAACTTCTAGGACAGATGTTTGATGCGATATCCGAGAGTGAAGATGGTATTACTATCCTTCGTAATTACCTTGACATTTTTGTGAAAGAGGGTACACAGATTCGGTACTCCTATATGATTACAAAACCCGATGGTTCCAAATGGTTCCCTAAGATTAGCCGCAATCACAATGGACTATTGGCTACAATCTGGACCGCTTCCTTCGGCTCGGTAACCAAGGCAACAAATGCGCTCAGCGAATATTCGCCTGAGACCATTGAGATAGCACATAAGTCGCTGGACCGATTTACTACGTGGTTTAGTATGTGGTTGTCGGTTATACGTGATGATATACGCTCAGGCGTCCAATTGACGACGAAAGAGTTCCGCCTGATGATACAGTGGTCGCTGTTTAATGCCCTGCTCGCCCTCTTTTCCGAAGAGTCGCCAATGTACGCAGATGCGAGTGATTCGGTCAAAAAGGTGGAGGCAACGAAATTCCACATACTATGGGTATGCGATGCCATGATTAGCGGTATTGAACTGATTCGTAAATACCAAAAAACTCCCGAACAGATTCAAGAGGCGATTACAGCACGTGCCGAATTGGAGAAAGCGTACTTCATCAAGAAGTTTGACGACTTGGACAAAGACCTCAAAGATGTTGAGAAGCGTAAGATGGCACTCAAGATTGGTGACTGGGCGGTGGGCACACTCAAAAATCTCTTTTCCTACGACGCCGACTTCTTTGAATTTGAGCGCGGACAGCGAGCCGCTATGGGTCTGCCCGAATTTTCTGGTGACATTACCGGTTTGGCGGAAGCGGAGCCGGCACGGCGCCCTGTTATGGAGGAGGGATACGACCATCGTGCGCCCGCCGACGAAGATGTTGATTAAACCTAGCAGCCGTCGTTGCTAGTATTAGTTTATACAATCTATAAAATATATACGATGTAATAAATGCCCGAATTAATATGGATTTTTAAATCGGCTGTACACGGCGGATTGATAGCGAGGCGGGAACCGCAATACTATCAATATATTTTAGACCCGTCAACGGGCGAAGATATCATGATTCTAACAACCGGTGAGTCGTGTGAATGCCCTACATGGGAATCTGTGCGGGTTTCTGAAGGACGGAGGTACGGAATGGCTGCTGGTCGGACCTATGATATTACGGATTTAATATCAGACTAGCTTCGCTTAGCGACGGCGAGTTGAGTGACGGCGAGCTCGCTTCGCTTGACGGGTTTTTCGCCGTTTACCGCCCGCTGCCACCTGTGCCGTAAAAATATCAATCTGGTCCGCTGTGACCGGCATACGATTTGCCGGATTTTCCACCTGACGATTTGGAAATTGCGCAAGTTTTGTTCGCATCCACTGTTCCCAATTAGCCTTACGATAGAAGAAATCCTGTCCTAGCTGTCTAATACGAACCACCTCTTCACCCGCATCAATATCTTCAAGATTCATCGCGTTTTGTCGCTTATCCGCAGAGATTTGTAACTGCCCTTGATTGACTTTGGCTGTGTACCACGCCGGTAGCTGTCCTAAGGGCGGTGGAGTACCCATCTGGTTTAATTCAGCAAATGACTGGACCATAATATTATTATTGGAATTCATGCGAGTAGGACCTATATTACGGCGACGCACCGCAAAGTCCTCTACACGTAATTCACGACGTGGAGCACGAGGAGGCGAATTCATTCTATTCTTCGGGCGTATTTTTCGTGTAGGGTTTATCTCTTGAGTTTAATAGGGAAGAATGTCTGTTCTTTATTTGTCACTCGCCATCTACATTGTAGGTGTAGCGATTGTTCTGTATATACGTCCCAGCCTAATGTTCCATCCCGATAATGGAACGTGGAAAGAGTTCGGTCTTGATAGCAGCCACCGTAATACTATATTCCCCTTCTGGATGTTCACAATTGTATGGGCATTCTTGTCCTATGCAATAGCAAGTCTCAGCAACGTCTTTGTCGCCAATGTTGTTTTACGCTCGGCTCCAATGGATGAGAATATCGCAACGCCGATCAGCGAAGTTCGCTATACTGAAGTCACTCCAGGTACACAAGTCGTTCATACGAATACACCCCGTATTCGTGCGCCACGTATGCCCAAAGTAACACCTCCTGCTCCTATATTTACACCTACACCTGAGCCTACACAACTCCCCGGTTACTATATTGTAGAACCTCAACCATCCGGTGTGCCAAAATTCATCTATTTCGGTCACGAGCCCCCTACATTTGAGAACCTATCATCGCACGACTAATTGGTTACGCTTTTTGCTGGAGTTGGGGGTGGAGGAGTCGCTGTTGGAGTTGTTACATCATCGCACATTCCCGAGAAGCTTGCGCCAATCAATGTACTAAACGCTCCCGCAAACCCACCGAAATAACCGTATGCAAGCGCATCGGTAATATTCGTATCCATATCGGGCGGGAGTAAATTGGTTACGACTCCACGGAGCGGAGAAACCAACCAGACGAGCACTAGCACTGCTACTTGTATTAACAGTGCCAAGCCCGCATTATTTGCCGCCTTTTGTACGCTCTGTACTTTTCCGCAATCCTCCTTCTGCATCAATACAAACATACCCAGGGACGCCAGAAAGGCGACAATTCCCGCAAATAGGAAAAATGAGACGAGTACGCGGAGTTCGCTAGATTGGGTACCGAGCGCTGAACTTAAACCCATAAATACAAGGAAAGGAATCATAGCCATCAGCAAAAACATACAAATCACCATAGCAACTGTTACGCCGACATTCATTTCTTCTTTCTCTATCCCTGAAAAAAAGAATGGCGACTCGCGCAAAACGCACAATCGACCCCCGCAAAGTGACCGACCTAGATGCCTGGCTCAAAGGATATAAATCAAAATACGGCAATCTTGTTCGTCGTGGCGGTGACTATCTTGTACTAGACCCCGCAAAGTATAAAGACGATTATGATGCCGCCCTCGCTGCGCCTGTTCTCGTCATACCCTCCACAAAGGCAGCCGACGCCCAACTAATCCTTGCGACCCCCGACGGATTTCCACAACTCCGGGCTACTGCTGAAGAAACTATGAAAGACTTACATGAAGAGCAAGCGAAACATATTGCTGTAGCATCTGACGCAGTAAACAAGGCGGACGTTGAGTTATTGAAGGCTACACTAGCCTGGAAGGCATCCGCTGCCGAGGGGGAATCGGTTCGTAGCGCACTTGCTATGGACGTCGCCGCCGCAACTGTTGCGATGAAGCAAGCCGAGGCAACATTATGCGCTGCCAAGTACCCAGTACGCTATATTAAAGCAGAAACAGAACTTTTAGTAAAAGATCTGGACTATGCTACACATAGTGATAAACGATTCCATAATACACTCTATCGTCTTGTGATAGAGCCGAGCGAACGTTCAGAACGTATTGTTCCAATCACTACTGAAGAGGGTAAGGCTTAATACGATCCTCTGACTTATCGCAATCCACGGTTTTTGTTTCGTATTTGAAGCACGCACCATTTCTATCACGATACACTAATTCGCTGACATTCTCCAAATTAGGGTACTTTGTAATCACCATTGGCGCCGGCTTGAGAATATATACACAGAAAATTCCCAATGCTAGACCAAATAGAAAAGGGAAGAATTCCAACTTATTAAAAAACTTCATCTCCTATTAAAGTAGGGATGTTTAATTTTATGGAGATTATTGACCGCCCAGGCTTTGCTACTATAATTAGCATTGTCCTCGGATTTGGTCTTGCCTGTATCTTCCGCCCTCTCTGTAAAGGACCGGATTGTCTTATTATCCGCGGTCCACCCATAGATGAAATCCGTGGCGCGGTATTTCAGTTCGGTACTAAATGCGTAGAGTTTGACGCAAAAGCGGTTGAATGCCCGCCCAAAGACGGTAAAGTATCTGTTGTAGATACAATGTCGTTTGCGGCGCTTGGTTAGGCTGCGTTTTCTAACAATGAATCAGGCTGCGTTTTAGAAATGCCCCGATTCTCTGTTTCCAGTCTAAACCCAATGTCTGGCTCTGGTTCTCCCGAAAGCGGAACTCCCATCGATGCGCTTGAAACCGGCAACGTACCTAATGCGGCGGATGCCAGCCGTATGGCGGAAATCCTACGCGATATGAACGCCTCAGGTGCTGAAGTTGCCGCCGGCGGTTCCGCGGCGCCTCCTCCCCAGATGATGCCTCAGGCTCCACAGATGCAGCAGATGCCTCAGATGATGCAGCAGATGCAGCAAATGCCTATGATGCAGATGCCAATGCCAATGAATGCGATGGGTCCTGTTGGCGGTATGAATGGACAGATTCCTATGATGGTCCAGCAGCAGGCACCACAGTTTGTTCCCTACGATGACGGAGACTCACGTGCCCCTCCTCCTAAAAAGAATATGTGGTCCACTTTCTTTGATAATCTAACCGACCCAATTATTGTTGCTATACTCATATTTACTCTATCACTCCCGGTACTCCAGACCTTCCTAAGTAAGTACGCTACCTGGGCGTTCTCTCTCGGCGGTCAGCTCTCGTGGCTCGGACTCATCGCCAAATCGCTTCTCGGCGCCGTGCTCTTCGCACTCTATAAAATGGCAGCAGGTGCTTTCGGTCTCTAAACAAAAACTGTCGGCAAAATAGAGTCATACGAATGAAGTCGCTTCGTTCATTGGTAAAGGGTAATATGGAATGTACCGTCGGTTATGCCATTTTTATAGTCGTTGCCGCCTACGTTTTATACAGCGGACAGCCCGAAACGGTCGGTCTCGGCGCCGGTGTCGCCTTGGTCTTATATGTTCTAACCGGCGGCAATGTACTTGTCAGCGCCGTCCTCGGCTCTTTTGTATCATTAGTAGCACTCTACTATTCCCGGACCCCTATGGTACGTGTAGAGGGCTTTGAATCGGATCGCGACGAAATCAGCGAGGAGGACTACTTGACCGATAAGGAGAAGGCGGCTGTTGTAGAGAAGGGAGAGCACGTTGAGAGCTTTGAGGAGGCGCCTAAGCCAAAGCGGGCGGCGAAGAAGACCAAGAAGGCGAACCCGCCTCCCGATAACGGTGACCGCAGCGAGTTCTTCACACTCGGCAAAAAATACAAACTACCCAACGAAGCGGATGACGAGGAGTATCACTTAGACGCCGGCACAACCTTCATGAATGCCTATAAGTCACTCAAGCCCGACCAGATTGCCTCTATGTCTAAGGATACACAGGAGTTGATGCAGACACAGAAGCAGTTAATGGGTACACTTGCGACCCTCAAGCCACTCATCACCGACGGTAAGCAGATGATGGAGATGTTTCAGGGTTATTTCGGTAAGGGCGGTATGGGAAACTAAATAGAATTGATGGATAGTTATATGTAATTTGATTATGAGTGTATATAATCAAATTAAATTAGCACGAAAGTGTAAATGATGCGTATCTTTCTCGCATTTCTTGTACTTACTGTATTTCTAACTGCGGCTATCATATATACATATTACGTTCGTCGTGGCGTTATTATGTACGAGGGCTTCTCAGAAGAAGATATTTCTAGCGTTGAAAAGGCGGTCAGTGAGGCGGTTCCCCAAATAGAACCGGCAACAATCGCAAAGGTTCTCACAATTCTAAAACGTATGGCGGGCACTGTATTACAGCCTGGTTTCTTTACAGATGCTATCCGTCGTAGCCAAATGTCGCCCATGGATATGGCACGTGATTATATAAAATCACAGGCGGCGGCGGCGCAAGCAAAATAGTAAGAAACAACAGAGGATGGCACGAGGACTTGCTGGACGATTCAAGATGCGTGGAGGCGGGTTGACCGGTGGCGCCTGCCCGCCAGGCGTTCTATGTATGGATCTCGGCACTATCTTTTGCGTTATTTGTATCGTTGTAATCGTTCTCGGCTTTTTAGCGTTCCTATGGAATCAGACGGCGGCGCCGATGCCCGCTATCAAACCACGTAAATATGCTCCACCGCCCGAAGAGAAGGTTGAACTTGTAGCAACACGCGAGACCGCGCCCCGTATTGGTGCCGGTATTGCTCCTATGCTAGGACCCCTAGGACCTCTTGGTCCCTGGGCGCAGCCGACCCGCGGTACCGGCGACCCCCGCTTCTCGCCCCTCGCCCCTGAGCAATCGTATTACACCCCGCCCGACCCTGGATTCGTCTCCCCACCTATACCCGCCGGTGTCGGTGCTATCATACCTATCAATGTCCAAACCCAGGGCTACCCTGATTCGTACCAACAAATCGGTGTTCTCACAGCGCCCGGCGGCACAGATATGTCCGCCTCCCCCAATCGTACTATTCTACCTCTATTCGGTCGCAAACTTACCACAAACCGTGACCGCTGGAACTATTACACCCGTACCGACGGTATGAATCCCGTTCAGGTACCGCTCCAATTTAAGCGTCGTAATTGTGACGACGATAATGGCTGCGACGAAATCATTACCGGCGATTCGGTCGGCGTACCTATATTAGGTCAGGCATACACCGCCAATGTATTCCGTTACGCTACACCCCGCTACTTACCCGTATAAGTGGCGGTTTAAAAAACGTAGGAAAATCAGAGACGGGGCACAGATGTCCACAACCGCTGATAACTTCTTTTCTTGTAGTGAAACCCCCGCAAATTTTCCATCAGGGTTGAAACTAGCAGACATTGTTGGAAGTTCTACAAGTATATTACGTATAATTTCTCAGATACCAGGTCCAGGAAATTATACCGGTCCTCACGATTTCTTTTTTGATATCAACGAAAATCCTACAACATCTATACAATTTAATGGATTTATGTACAATTTATCGCATTCGTATCTTTGTATGCCTGGTGTACATAAAATATCCCGTGAAGCAAAAGTCTGTGACGCCGAATTAGTGATACTATTCAATCCATCACAAACCACTGCTTCGCAACAAACGCCGATTCTTTTATGTATTCCCGTAGAATCCGGTATTCGTATAAATCCGCAATCTAAGAAATACTTTGCGACACTCACGACCGGCGTCACCGCAAATCGTCCTACACTCGGCTCTATTTTACAACCAAACTCTACCTTCATTACGTACAATGGATTTAATTTTATGTTACGCGTCGGCGATTCCAATACACTCAAGTCGTGCTCTGATATTCCTGTGTCTCCAACAAATAAAGTTCGATACCTGGTCTGCCAGAATGCCATCGGTATGACGACAGAAGACTATCTTCGTTTCAACGGACAACTCGCCCGCAAACCCCGTCCCGTGGGTGCCAATGACTATGCGCCCCTAGAACAACTCGTCAAACCGCCCGTTTGTTTAAACGAAATATCCAAAGACCGCTTTGTACAACTTACCACCCGTATCACAAATGTCGTGATTGAAGCGGGGGACGCCCTGGCAGCCTCGTGTAATGTTAAAAGGACCGGTATAGCAACGAGTGCGCTCAAATGTAAGCCTATTCGCACAAAAGGGGACGGTGGGCTCAGCATAGATATGACGAAGGGCGGAACCACGCTTGATAAGGAACTCTCAAACACACAGGACGCTCTTGATAATATGGATTTGGGAGAGATGGATCCCGGTATATCGGCAACAGGTACTACATCTCAATTTGAACCCGGTGATATTGAACGTGGCATCGGCATCGTTCTAGGTATTCTATTCGGTGTTGTAATGTGTGCTCTCGTGGGCTATCTTATTCAGCGATTCTTATTCGGCGATAGATATGTACAAACCATCGTTGCGAAAGAGACGGCGACAATGAAATTGCCGTCTATACCCTCGTTGCCAAAGATTAGATTACCTGATATTACCAAATTCACTTGCCCCAAAGAGTAGTCGTTGCCCGTATTAGGAATATGGTTTATCATAGAGAAAACGGCGAATGGGTGTGCCCACCCCCGCCGCCCGATGATATAGACTACTATATACAAAAAGGTGCGCCACACTGCGATGCTCCTGTAGTCGGCGCCGAATCGGCAGGATATGCGCCCGCCCTCGGTCACGACGAAGAAGAAACGCCACTCAAGTGTTACATGCTCGACGAAGATAGAGATATAAGCGGAAGTACGCTATTTATTAACGGAGAGGGAAAGGCGGAGCCCTTATCGCCGATGTTACAAATGCAAAATGCTGTAACACATTTAAATCCTGATACAATGAACCCCGGTGTACAGCCTGGTGACATAGAAACGATATTAAGTTGGCTTCTCGCTGCGGTTATAATTCTTATAATTCTATGTACATTAGCATATTATGCTTGGGGTGTGTATAAACAACCGCACGGTTCGTTCTGGAATTTTGTAACGAATTTGGCGCTCAAGTGGCCACGCTGGTGGTGGTGCCCATAATGAAAATCCAACGAAACAGTAAGGTAGGGACCAGAATGAGTTCTAAATGGATTCCGTTTCTGTTTATATTTGCTATCATCGGTATAGTACTTATGATAGTTCTTCGTGACGATAAGTCGCTTATTAGCAAATTTGTACAGGTGATTTCTCGTAACATTGAGGGATTCGCGCCGGCTCCTGTACTAGAAAGCCCACGCTGCCCCACCAACTATACATTCTTCACTGACCGAGTCGGTGATAGTTTCTGTTGTGCCGGTAGTATAAATCCCTATACACACCGCTGCGAAGTGGGTGACGACAACGGACTTTGTGCCTTCCGCCCAAATATGGTAGACCCTCGTAATCGGCACCGTATCCTACCTCTCTGCTCGTCGCTAATTACAGAACATCATACAACACAGCAACAGTCGTGCCCGGATTCCCTGCCCAACTACGCCAGTATCGGCAAGTGCTGTCTCAGCAACCCTGACCTGGACGATTACGACTGCGTAGCATCCGATAATAAGGATAAGACAAAGTATTGTAAATTGTCTGGACCATTGGCTGACGGCGAACAACTCTGTAGTGCTATGAATATGATGGCGACTGCCACGTCATCGTGCCCCGCTCAGATTCCTCAGGCGGTATTTTATAAGACCGGCGCAGCAGAAGTCGCTGCCTACGGTGCCTCAGCGGGAAATCTAATTGTACCAACTTGCTTCGGTATGAACGAAATCTGTATTCCAGACGCAGTCATTGACTATTACCAGAAGAATAATGGGCTCTACAAGGATAAAAATATTCCTACGTGGGCGTACTCTTGTACCGGTTGGTCAACTACGAATGTTAAAAAGGATATGACGGTGGATATGGATAACTCCTACTTACCGTCCGCGTCTTCTTAAACTCGGTTTATTCTTTCATACATTAGAATGTCGTTTACAGGCTCTAATCTATGTAATCAGTCTGCTACTATAATACCGCCATGCGATACATGTAAGGGGGACGGAATGGTATATCCATTGGTGAAAAAAGAGTGTCATATATGTGAGGGGAAAACAACGGCATGTGGAGAATGCGGTGGTTTCGGATATGTTCGTATCATTGAACCTACCAGATGTGAAGACTGTCGAGGATCTGGGCGAATGACTCATATAGCGTTGGTGGGCGGATTGACTTTATCATAAACTCTCCCTCACCGTCTGCGAGTTTGTAGCCGCATCGCTCATAATAACTGCGGACACCGACACCCGAAATCACGGCAATCATCTCATATCCGTCGGCGGCGGCAAGATTCTCGGCGGCTACAAGAAGCTTCTTACCGATGCCCAAATGTTGGGCAACTGGAGTATTGCCGGATGAGCCCGATGATGCGTTGTCGCCCACCGCAAACGTCCTACCATATACATGAAGTTCACGAATGAGTGCGGTTTCGGTCAGTTCAGGAAAGACCTCATTCTTCACTGAATAGCGAGACGGAATACGCAGTCTCAGGAATCCAAAGAGGACCTCTTCGTCTGGCGATTCCCACGAAATAAAGTACTCCTTACCGCCTTGGGCTAAGTACGACCGTACCTTTAGAGTTCCGTCGACTGGGTCGGCATCATGGCGTCCTGCCTCCCTACAACGAATACAGCGACAGGTTAGACCACGGTCCGTCATCGCCTTCTGGAAATCTTGGCGCTGCGAGCTCGTCTTAATTCCCGCCACAATATACCCATTCGGAATATCCCGTACAATACGGTTATTGCGAATCCATGGATGAACACGAGACTTCCAATAGACAATCACCTCTTCTAGTTCCTTATCTGAGTAGGGAACGTAGGTACCTGCCTTATACTCTTCTAGAATCTTCGTAAACGGTGTAGTTTCACACGGATACACCTTCACCTGGTCAGGATGTAGCTCTTGGAGCACTTTGTCCATCATCGCCTTATCCTTCTCTGGAGTGGCACCTGGCAGATTCGGCATGATATGAATGTCTACCTTGAAGCAGCTATCCCTGAGGAGAGTGAGAGCATTGACTGTATGTTTATGGGAGCAGCCCCTGTTCACACGTTTTAGAATTTCATCGTCCGTATGCTGGATGCCAATCTGTACACGGGTGACGCCCCAACGGCGGAAATCCCTGAGCTCTGCGGGGGTGATACAATCCGGTCGGGTCTCTACCGTTACACCAATAACTCTGTGTTGGCTATTTGTATTGCGGCTCTTCTCTTCTTGGAGGGAGAGGGGCTCTCGTGGTGGATCGGCGGACTTCTCGCAAATATTCGCCGCATAGAAGATATCTCGCATATAGGTTTCTAGATAGGTTTTTGGGTAGGAGTGAATTGTACCACCTAGGATGAGCACCTCAAACTTATCGGTCGGATGTCCGTTCACCTGATACGCCTTGATGCGGGCGAGCATCTGCTTGACGCAATCAAAGCCATTCTGATTGGCACGTAGAACACCAGGCTCGCCGAAAAGGTATGACCTCGGTTGCCCTGGCTCATTTGGACAGTAATTACAATTCCACTTACACGTGAACGTCTGTCCATTGGGGTATGGCGAAAGGAAGATAGTAATCACAGAGACGCCAGAGATGCCGCGGCAGCGGCTAGTAATCAGGGCGTTCTCTAGAAGATGGCTGCGCTCCATCAAACCGAGCTCTTGCTCGGCGAGGTATACCTGGGTAAAGTGGCGGGGCTTAATGCTCATATGATGCTTCCGTTGGAGGTCACGGAATACTTGGAGTTTTGAAATGCCCTTCTCTAGCATTTCAAGCATCTCATAGAGAATCGGTCGTAGAATCTCTTGTTGACTCGTTGGCATTGTTAAGTCTCTCCACTTATAATCAATAGGTAGGGATTTACAGTAATCTTCAATGTCGCTGATTTTGCTGCCGTTCTGTGCGTGTTCCATTGTGCTTGGCTGTCGATTTGGGCAGGGGAAGTTTCAATTTTTTTATTGGCACATTATAAATATGGCAAACGCAAACACACTTGGTAGGCGGCTCATGGATGAAATAGCCAACAATGGGGGTAACAATGCAGGCGTTCGGGTATTGCTGGAGCAAGGAGCCCCTGTGAACTATCGTGGACGTGGAGGACTTACACCCCTGCACATGGCAGTAAGTGTCTCAGACTTAGAACTTGTTCGTATACTTCTGGCACATGGGGCGGACAAGATGATGGAAGTTCCTAATCCAGTAGGTCCAGGAATGGTAAATGCAGTACAAGCTGCGGTCATACTTGCAAGGATGTATCCTGGTAACTCCGATACTCGGGCTATAGTTATGGAACTGGGTGGATACCTAGGTCCTCCAGGAGGAGATCCTAATAGTGCCAATCGTGGAGGACGTAGAACATTACGTAAAAAACGTAAATCACGGCGTTATCGCCGTAATTAGCAGCCGCCACGGAGCCGCAGAACAAGGTGAAGCGTAGACTCCTTCTGGATGTTGTAGTCGCTGAGGGTACGACCGTCCTCTAGCTGCTTGCCGGCGAAGATAAGGCGCTGCTGATCACCTGGAATTCCCTCCTTATCCTGAATCTTCGCTTTGATGGCTTCAATTGTATCAGACGGCTCAACATCTAGCGTAATTGTCTTGCCCGTAAGCGTCTTACAGAATATTTGGAACCCCATAAGATTTGTATGCTAAATACAGTACAAAAACTTTAAACCGTCAATTTTTGAGAATGAATGGTAAAAAAAATGAATCCAATGTCGCCTAATGTATCCTAAGCATCTAACAAAATGCCTAGATGGGTGGATTGTAAGCATTGTAAAGGGAACGGCTGGCTCTATCCTTCAACACGCGAACGTTGTCGTACTTGCGATAACGACGCCGAAAAGAAGGTAGTATGCGACCGCTGCCGTGGTGCCGGTTGGGAAAATATTGTAGAATCCGTGATGTGCTGTGATTGTAATGGGAACGGGCGGCGCCAGGTAGAGGATACACGTCAACGCCGCTAATAAATTTGCCTTTATTTTTTAGAAATGGATGAGTCCTCGCGTATTCGTTCTCGTATGGCGCAAAAACTTACCCAGCAGCAACAAATCCTAACACCGCAACAAAGAGCAATCATTAAAGGCAATCTTAATTTATATACGGCGGGCTCGGCGGACTATTTGGACGGCGTTGTATCTTATACAGGCATTCCGTTTGATGGTGATTTCTATCTCGGTACCGGCGATTTTACCATTGAGTGGTTTCAGAATCTGACCGCCGGTGCCACTTATCCACGTGCTTTCTCTCTCGGTTATTTCGGTCCAGGACCCGGTTCCCTTACCTGCTCTATCGCTGTGAGCGAAGAAGTAAATGGTGGTGGTCGTAATATGA